TTATATAACGCGTACGTTTGAATCAGAGGAATCTGCTATTAAGTTCTTTGGTTTAGAAGAATATGAAGCTATCCGCGACGGAATACATTCTCAATATACACTACGGTATATTCGATGAAATATTATAAATTTCCAAATCCTACATCTGAAGTTGGTATTTTAATAAAAAGACGCCGACTTCAGATGTTAATTCATTCATGCATCTATTATGAATTAGATGATAATATTATCGGTGATCATTTGTTTGATAAATGGGCTATAGAATTAGCGCAACTCCTTAAGGATCATCCAGACGCTTATTCTGATAGATTTGATTCCTACTTTGAAGGATGGAATGGATCTTCTGGTTATAATCTACCGCATCGCGATCCATGGGTCTTAGAAAAAGCAAATACCGTTTTAAGGAATTCTAAGTCGTGATTACATTGTATTATGAAGGATATAACAATAAAGCCGAAAGAAAAATTATTGAATCGGCTGCTTTATTTGCTTCAAATAAATTGTTCCCTAGGCATAAAGTATCAGTCACGATTATACTTATCAATAATCTACATAAAAAAGAAAACATACAGGGCGATGTTATATATGAAGACTGTGGCTCTAGGCCTAGAGATTTTACAATACGTCTTCATAAAGGCATGGATGAGGCTGAATTAGCAACATTGATTTTTCATGAGTTTGTCCATATAAAACAATATATCCGTAAAGAATTAGTACTTAAATATGATTCTAAGCTAGCAGAATATAAAATATATTTTAAAGGTAAAGATGTAAGTAATATTAAATACTGGGATTTACCTTATGAAAAAGAAGCATATAAATTACAGGAAAAGCTATATAAACAATATCTGAATTCTATAAACCTATAAATATTAATAAACAACTTGGATTCTTACTGTGTTAAAATTTAAGGAATATATTTCAGAAATGTACTCATTCTTTCCAAAATCGGTGGATGAAATCGATAAACAGCTATCTAATTTTCCTGATCAAAATCGTAAAGAAATAATGGGTATATTTTCTTTCTTAAGAAAGAAAGTCAATAAACTTGAAACGCCAATTAATATTGATCTTAAAAAACCTGGATTAATTAATATATCTAGAGAGCTTAACGGCGTAGTTGATATAAAAGATATTATTTCTGCAGTTGGCGTTACTAAAGTTAAGATGAAATATGGTAATGGTTCATCTGGTAATCGTGGAGCAAATAATCGTGGTAACTTATTTGAAACTCAATTTGCAGAAGCATTATTAGCATGGTGGGATGGTAAAAAAATAGACGATTCAAACACTGCAGCAGCTATTGAAGATCTAAATAAAACTTATAACTTATCAAAATCAAAAAAGTTTATTGTAAGTATTGAGGGTGGTGAAAATACTAGACGTCCTTTACAGTTTACTGGTACTAGTATAACCCTTGATAATCCAAAAGGATCTGGTAATGATGTTGGTAAATCACTTACTGACATTACTGTTACAACAGATAAAGGTCCAATTTATCTTAGTTTAAAACTTGGTGGAACAACAACGTTTTTCAATGTTGGTGTTAAAACTATTCTTACAAAATCTGAAATTCAAGCAGGCGATATACGTAATAAAAATGGATTAATGCTTCTTAATATGTTTGGCATAGATCCTATACTATTTTGTGAAGTTTTTAACGGAAAACTTAAGAAAGGTATTGTGGATAAGAATGCAAAATATAATAAGGCTGGTATTAGCAAGCTCCTTCAATCTGGTATAGGATATAATTATCACGTTATCCATAAGATGGGTAAAACCATTTTAAGCAAAAACATGACCCAACAAGCTATGAAGAAAGCAGCTACTATTGGATCAAGTATTACTGTTTATTACGGTGGTAAAACTGGTACTGGCAAAAGAGTCGATGTAGAATTCGAATCTGCTTCCTATAAATTTAAAATAAATATTCGAGATACACAGGGTACTGACGGTTATCCAACACGTATGATGTGTGACTTTACACATAAGTAGAATATTATGAAAGAATTTAAGAATTACTTAAAAGAAGAAAAAAATACTCATATGACTCACATAGAGGATCAGATAATCTATGGTGGGGTCAAAGGCGCACGCGATGCTATTTTAGCTTTACGTTCTTTACGTGATATGTTAGCAGGTAATGCTAAGTCTCCTACAGACGTTACTGTTAAATGGGACGGTGCACCAGCAGTATTTGCTGGAACAGATCCATCTGATGGGCAATTCTTTGTAGCTAAGAAAGGCATATTTAATAAGAATGCCAAGGTTTATAAGTCACACGCAGATATTGAAGCAGATACTTCTGGCGATTTAACAGCTAAATTAAAAATAGCATTTGACGAATTAAGTAAGATAGGTATCGTTGGAATAGTTCAAGGCGATATTATGTTTACAAAATCTGATTTAAAATCAGAAACAATCGATGGACAAAGGTATATAACCTTTCATCCTAATACAATTGTTTATGCAGTTCCTGCAAATTCAGATGAAGCTAAAACAATTAAGAAAGCAAATATCGGTATTGTATTCCATACTTCTTATGCTGGTTCTTCATTTGAAACACTGAAAGCTTCTTATGGCGTTGACGTATCTAAGTTTAAGTCTACGTCAACTTTATGGGCTAAATCAGCTACTTTAAAAGATTTGTCTGGTACAGTTACATTCACTAAGAAAGACACAGATGAGATTACTAAAATCTTATCAGATGCTGGTACTATCTTTAGAGCTATATCATCTACTACACTTAAGCAAATTCAAGATAATAGAGAGTTTGCTCAAATGATAGAAACTTTTAATAATACTTTTGTACGCAATAAACAAGCTATTACAAATACTACAGCACATGTAAATAATTTAATTAAATGGATATCAGATCGTTATAATAAAGAAGCTTCTAAGAGAAGCTCAGAAAAAGGCAAACTGGCTCAATATCAAAAAAGGGATAGTGTTTTATCTTTTTTTAGTCAAGAAAATAAAAAGAATTTAAAATTATTATTCGATTTACAACAAAAGATCGTTTCTGCAAAGTTAATTATTATAAATAAACTAAGCAAAGTAGAAAATACAAATACTTTTGTTAAAACAAGAAATGGATTTAAAGTGACCGGTCATGAAGGCTTTGTTGCTATAGATCACCTAGGTGGAAAGGCTGTCAAGTTAGTAGATCGTTTAGAATTTTCAACGAATAATTTTGACCCCGATATTATAAAAGGCTGGGACTCAGCGTCTCGTTCTTAATGGGAAAGGAAACATATGTATTCATTCAAAGATTACTTAGCTGTAGACTATACTGGTACTGGCGATGAACAATTAGCGCTTAATGCTAAAAAGCGTAAGCGCGCCGATACAACTGGTCCTATTACAGCTTCCAAAGATGGTGAAGTTGACGAAGCTTTAACCATTGCTCAGCGTATGAAAATGAAAGCCATTTTCCGCAAAAATAAAGCAAAGATTAAACTTGGCCAGCAACGCGCTAAGAAAAGATTTGCTACTCCAGAAAAATTACAAAAACGTGCTGAAAAGAAAGCACGTGATATCCTTACTAAAAAGATAACTAAAGGCAAGTCAAAGGCCATGTTATCTTTTGCCCAAAGACAAAATGTTGAAAAACAGTTAGAGAAAAAGAAAGGTGCAATTAAAAAGATTGCTAAGAAGATATTACCTTTAATCCGTAAAAAAGATAGAGCTAAGTTTTCTAATCAGCTTTCTCAAACCGTTGGCGCGGCTCCGCATCCTTCATCGCAGCATGTTGGTAATGCTAAGCCATCTGTATAATTGGTATAACGTATGGGCTTTAAGTCATTTTCAACATATCTAACAGAAGAGACAAAGGATGTTGTATTTACCTTTGGTAGATTTAATCCACCTACTGTTGGACATGAAAAATTAATTAATAAAGTTGCTTCTTTAGCTAAAGGAAATAACTATAGGATATATGCATCACAATCTAATGATGCTAAAAAGAATCCATTAGATTATACTACTAAAATAAAGATTATGCGTAAGATGTTTACAAAGCATGGTCGTAATATTATTTTAGATAAAAATATAAAAAATGCTTTGGATGTATTAAGCCAATTATACGATCAAGGTTATAATAAAGTAACCATGGTTGTTGGTTCAGATCGTGTTAATGAATTTGAAGCATTGACTAAAAAGTATAATGGCGTAAAAGCTCGTCATGGTTTTTATAATTTTGAAAATGGAATTAGTATAGTATCTGCTGGTGATAGAGACCCAGATTCAGATGACGTATCTGGTATGTCAGCTTCTAAAATGAGAATTGCTGCAGCTAATAATGATTTTCCTACTTTTACAAAGGGTTTACCAAAAGGATTTAAAGACGGCCAAGAGTTATTTGATACTTTGCGTAAAGCAATGGGTATTAAAGAGGCTTCTGACTATCATAATCATATCCAATTAGAACCAATTTCAGAAAAACGTGAAGCTTTTGTAAAAGGAGAATTATTTGAAATTGGTGATGAAGTTATAATAAAAGAATCTGGTGAAGTTGCTAAAATTACAGTATTAGGAGCCAATTACGTAATTGTTGAAACACCAATTGGCAAATATCGTAAATGGTTAGATGCTGTAGAAAAGATTGAAGAAAAGGCATATAGTGATATGAATGCAAAAGAAAAAGCTAAGTACGATAAACCAAGACCTAATGCACCAGAATCTAAGTATACTAAAAAATTTAAAGATATGTTTGGTGAAGAAAATTTAGAAGAAGTTGATGCAAAAAAAGCCTTAAAGAATAAGGCAGAAAAAACTGGTATATCATACGCAATATTAAAGAAAGTATTTGACCGTGGATATGCTGCTTGGAGTTCAAGCCATCGCCCAGGTACTAATCCAACTCAATGGGGATTAGCTCGAGTAAATTCATTTGCTACTGGCGGAAAAACAAGAACAACAGCAGATGCAGATCTGTGGAAACAACATAAAGGATAGGAATTACTAACGCTTATAACAGGGTTGAACTCATATGAAACCATTAAACGACACAATTATAAATGAAGAAGCAGTTGATTTATCAATGGCTGGTAAATATGCTAGGGTTATGAATCCTAAAACCAGGGAAATAAAGAAAGTACTAAAAACAGATTTAAAAAAATATATTATGAAAGGATACCAACATATGGCTCCTTTAAAGCAACGTGTCACAAAGAGCATGTACGAAGCTACAATGTATCTCGTTAAGATGCACGATGGTTCTAAGCATAAGAAAACTATGGATGCTGCAGCTGCAGAAAAATTAAAGAAAAATCCTGATGTTCTTTCAGTATCTGTAATTGGTAATGTCGAAGAAGCTGCAGCTGGAGTACTTGCTTCGCAGTTTCCTAAGGGTACTAAAGTAAAAGTAAAGAATGCGCGTAAATATGATGCACTCCAAAAAGATGGAGTGAGTGGTGAAGTTCTTGGTGTTAGATCAGATAATTCTATCATGGTTAAAGTTGGTAGAGGGCAAATGAATGTACATCCTAAGGATCTAGTTAAGGAATCCTTGGATGAAGCTGTAGGTACTGCTGCTAAGTATGCTAACAAAAAAGGAATGTTTGGCGGAAAATATACTCACAATGATCGTGCCTTAGCCATGAAACCTGATAAATTTAGTAAATGGCGCGATAAACAGCAAGCTAAAAGAGATGCTCAGCATAAAGAACAGGATCCAAGCATGGCAAAGAGAGGCTATGCTCAGAATGTAGTTGATCGCAATAAGGCACAGAAAAAAGCAGCTAAGAAAGGACTTGGACAACAGAGCATTTCTTGGCAACAGGGTAACAGCGTTAAACGCGGTAAGTTACCAGAAGAAACTAAAACAGATGAATCTCTTCGTTCTGATATTGCTAAGCTTTCTGCTAAATTCCCTGAAGGCAGCAAAGTAAAAATGAAGCATAACGGCAAAGTTGGTACAGTGTTAACAGTAGGTAAAGACTTTGTTAAAGTTGCTGTAGGCAATAAGACAATGGATCATAAGCCTGGTGAATTAGAGAGGCTTGATGAAGCT